CCCCCAGCACTTCGGGCACTTCAGGCGCTCGCTCTCGGGAATGCGGCGGGCGTGGTTGTTACCCAACATGGGTTTACCGCACCGGGTTTCTGATGAATCGAAATCGGCCAAATGCCATTGGCCCAAAGCTTTCACCCAGTCAAACGCGGCGGGCATTAATCAAACCGTCCAATACGTACTGGGCCATCGTTTCGCTCCCGGATCGCGACGATAGCGTACCGATAAACCATGCACTCAATAATGCGGGGTTGATAAAACTTCGCATCCGTTTCGTTCAAGTGGGAAAACTCCATACCGGACGTTCGATAACGGAACCGCACCAGTGGCGACAATGGCGGGTCTTCTGAATCCGGGGCGTGATACACCCCGTCTTTGTCTACCGTACCCTGCCATCCGTAACAGAAGCCGCCATATTGATAGATCCGGTCCATTGCGTCCGCGATATTGTCCAGCGTGAAACCCTCGGGGTTTTCTACTTCACAGTTTGCGCAAGCATCGCAAAAAAAATGCGGGATCAACCCACACGCTTCCAACAGCTGGTTAGGTGTTGCCCGAGACAGGATCGGATCGCCCGCCGGGTTAAATTCCCGATCTAACATGATATCGGCCATATGCACCGGGGTAGCCTCTAAGGTTTGGTTTTCGGTTCTTGTGTCTGTCATATCTAAATTCCCAAAGTGTGCGGCGTTATTACCGCACCCCCAATATTACGGAAATTTACTCACTGAGCAAGCGAAAAAAAACCCGGCGCGTGGCCGGGTTAGATACGGGATCACATTAAATTGTTTTTTCGTAATTCCCTTTTGAACCACCACAGGGAAAATCCGCGTTTAACGTATCGTCAAACGATGCGTACCGGCGGGCCACAAAAATAAACTCCGGCATAGTTTTTAATAACAAACTCCGGTTGTGGTCATCTATTGCTGAAATGGCCGTGTGAATTTCCTGCGCGGCCCGGGCTAATTCATACACCCGGGAATCCGACACCCCGATTTTCTCTAATTCAATTTGAAATCGTCTCACGCTTCCACCCGTTCCGTGCTATCAGCAAATTTACTTTTACGCCATGCCACAATGCTACCCATACCCAAATTGTCCTGATGGTCCCATTTCGGCAGGTTGAACCCTTCGGATTTCATTTCCACCATTAAGGTAGCGATATCCCCCAAACTACCAGCGGTAACGCCAATCCCCTCATAACAAAAACGCCCGTGATACTCGCCAAACCAATCGATATATTCAAACTGGTCGACCACATTTTTAAACTGCTCAATAGTCGGTTTCATTTTTCAATTCCCAAAGTATCGCGCCAACAGTAGCGCAGTCCCGATATTACGAATATTTACCCGCTGAGCAAGCAAAAAAAAACCCGGCGCGTGGCCGGGTGTGATTTCAATCCGGATGATACCAGCTGGGGGCGCGGGCTTGCTCCCCGTGGTATTCCCAATAATTAGCGCACAATCGCGCCTCGCGATACATCCGAAGCCAGACGCCGCCGGTTTCCCACCGGTGCGGCTGACGATATTTCAACCAAGCTTTGCGGTCCCGGCGATACCAACGCAAATATCGCGCGGCTTTCTTCCGCCAAATTTCCCGCTTAGTCATGGCGGGGTACAGGTGGCACTGCTAAGAAATACGGGTTGTTATGAATCCGGCCCAAGGCAGCTCTCGGCAAAAATTTTGCTTTGCAGGAATCCACCACGGTTTCCCAATAACCGTCCCGGCGGAAACACTCATAAACCACAACAGCAAAAGCGCCCCCCGTGTAATAAGCACAAAAATCAAACATCCGCTCATTAAACTGGAATGATGACCAATAGTTATCGCTATCTATCGGGTCCGCATTTTCAAACCATTCACGATACGTCTCGGTTTCAGATTCATCCCGCCACGCATTGGCGGCGGCGTTCATTAACTCGCATTCCGATACCACCACGGGATGCCAAACATCCGCCAAAATTTCACTATTTGGTTTGTAGTTATCCCACGCCCAAAGCTTAAATTGCTCACTTTCCGTTTCGGATAATTGTTTAAAATCCATTACTTAACACCCTCCCGCCCTGGACACAATTAAGTTGGGGTTGTCCACCACAAACCCGGACCGATCCCGCGCCGCCGATCCTTTCGGGGTTAACGCCACAATCTGGCCGCCTGCAAACGCATTACGAATATCGTCCCGATCCCCATCTATAACAGGCCGCCCACGGAACGCCCGGGGAAACCCGCCCCGAAACACTACCGCCACGGGAAGGCCTGTCAAAAACGCGGCGCGGTTTTGATTGCGGTATTGGGGGCGCCCGCTATAACTAAAAATAAGCTTATAGTTTTCCGGGGTGTTGTTAAGCCTACCGGCTCGCTTCGTATAATCGACAAACAACAAACCGGGGTGCTCTTCTGGAACACCCAGCATTTCCCAAGCCACATCCGATAAAACATTGAGACGCACCGCGCCACGTTCCCCGGTACGCTGGCAAAGCTTTTCAAAGTTATCTAATTCCCGGTGCAATTGTTTTAAGAACCCGGGCCGGTTCGCGTGAAAAAACTGGGATTTGGTTTGCCTAGATTCCCGGACATTAGAAAATACACCCCGGCCCTGTTCAGCTAAACAGGTGTCCATACATCCCGCCGCTTTTGACCCCGGGCACAATCTAAGATCCGGATACAAAGACAGACCAGCATACCGAAACGGGGCCGAAGCCCCGGTTTTTTCTAGTTTGGTATTACCCCCGCGGGTATCCAGTAATTTCATGACGCCCGGCCCAGCTGTTTCCGCAACACTGCGATATCCGCCGCGTCCCGTTCGGATTGCTTAGATTTTTCTAGCAATCGGTTTAGCGCGTTTTCTTGGCGCTGTTTTTTCCCTTTCTTCCGCCATGCTCTAGCCATGGTTTCAAACTCCCAAAGTAGCGCGGCATCATTACCGCATTGCCCATATTACGGGTATTTACTGAAATATCAAATAAAAAACCCGGCGCGTGGCCGGGTTGGTTTTAGGTTTCGGGCGGGTCATCCCCAAGCGTTTATAACTTGCTGAATTTTTGCCCGCTCCCGGGTGGTTTTAGCTGTGGGGTTTTTTGATTTTTTTATAGGGTGACTAACGTAGTCTGTTAGGGCGTTATATAGCGCATAAAGATTGTGCCCCATTTCTTCAAAATATCGCCCGGCCAAAGTGCAACAATGTTCAAACCTAGCATTAGGTTGATCCATGTCGAAATCCTCCGGCAAGTTTAAAAACTGCCGAATAACTTCATAAGCTTCGTTATTACTGACCGATCTTTGCATCAAAGAGGACCAGTATTCCCGGGCTTTATTGAAATCCGTAATCATCCGGACAATGTGGTCCGCGCTATCCTGCACATTCAAGCTGGAGGTGTGAGTGGAGCTATAGCTTCCCACGATATTGCCGAGCACCTGACCGTTTAAACATTTCATCCGCAAACCGCCCGCTTTCACCATGTAACGCAAACTGCCATCAAAGCTGTTCAACGCGCACAGCTGCAAAGCCGTTTGTGAAGTATCCCCCGTTACTGCCGTATAGTGGTTTGGAAAAACAAAATCCACCATGGCACGGCCACCCGTTTCAGTTTGCTTTACCACCACCCTGGCATCTTCGGCGTTTATGGGACTGCGCTGAACACTGTCACAGAACGAACTGAAAATTTCCTCATTAGTGACCACCTTGTAACGGTCAGAAACGATACTGATCACCTGATCAGTTTTCGCATTGATCAAAGCTTTCTTGCCCGGAACCGGGCTAACACCCTGACTGATAACGCGCCCTGCAATAACGCTCCGCTTTTCCGCAAAAACACGGGATTCATTTACATTAAACAACAAACCCGCGTCATCAATTTGAGTCATCAAATTTTCGTAAACACCCATTTCAAATTCTCCCTAAGTGCATAGCAACATTGCTACAGGGCGAATATTACGGTTTTTTACTGGCATTGCAAGCTTTTTAAAAATAAAAAAACCCCGCCGGGGCGGGGTCTACACTTTGGGAGTGTAACAAAATAAAAAAATCAGTGGTGTATGTTATCTGAATAGTCCGTTGTTCTGTACTGATGAATTACCTCAATACTACTATCCTGATTCAGTCCCTTCCGCTCCCCTTTCCCGGTTACTAAAATAATGCTCCGGTCAGTCAGTTCCTTGACTTCATCTTTGGCTAAAGAAAAAGCTTCCTCCCGAGTGTTTGCGTTAACTTTCACAGTCCAATAACTTTTGTGAACAACAGGAATTTTGTATTCAGTCATGACGCCTCCACCAAACGGCGATACTCCGGCTGCCGGGTCACGTTAACTACCCAAACAACTTCGCCCTCTGCAGTGACTTTAAACGTGAGCGCCACGGTGTCCCCGGCTTCACACTGTTTTTTTATTCCGCGAACACTGAAGCGGCGGTCACCCCGGTTCACCGTCCGGTAGAAACTCAAGACCGTGGGTGTGCCATCCGTAAACTCACCCTCCACCGTATGCTTTTCACCGGGTTGCATTTGCTCGTAATCAATACCAACTAGCTTGGCAAACGCCCGGATAGAAGCGTTGGCATCAATAATAGCTTTGTTAAGCATAGTAGCAGTCAGCACCAAAAACGCCGGGGCATGACTTCGTAACGTAGGTAAACTCATTTCATTCTCCCTCTTCATCATTTTCTTCCAAGTCGTAAGGAAAATTGATGCTTAAAAAGCCCTCATCTTCCCAGCCAACTTCCCAATCAACGTTTGTCTCACGAGTCCATTTGATCAAAGATTCAATAAGCTCTTTTCGAGTCATGTTTTAACCTCGTAAGCTTCGGTCGATAATCAACTTACCTATTCTTACTAGTATAGTCAACCCTTCTGAGTTAAATACGTCAGCACTGCGCGATAGTTGACCGGATTGCTGAAATGTTTGGTAGGGGTGGCCCGCAAACCTTCTAGTTTGACTTCTACGGCTTGGTCACCCTTGTAAAGAAACACTTCATGCCCAGAGGCACTAGTCAACTTTACAGCTATCCAGCAGCTACCCCGGGCGTGTTTTGTCAAAAAGGCTACTTGATGCGGTGTTAAATCGACGCGCATTGATGCGGTAGTTTTCAATTCCACCATATGCCACTTACCGCCACTGTCTAGAATCAACACATCTGGCACACCTAGCGTGGCTCTAGACTCTAGTCGGGTAGCTGACCAATCCGGAAAGTTATCTTTTAATGCTTTCTTTAACGCTTGCCAAAAAGACGCTTCTCTCGTTTTCTTTATGCCGGACGCAGACTTTCCACCGGGGGATAGGATGTCGTTCTTCATGTAATCTCAACGCCTCCATTCTATAGTCCATCCATTCAGAGATTGTTTTTGGCTTTTCTACTGGAGGGGGCGGTGGTGGACCGTTTTGTCCGCGCTCCCAATCTTCTTTGCCATACCAAAGTTTAGCTGGGAGATTAATCAGCCACATCTTGTACATCCCCAGAAAGACGATCCCGAGCGCGTTGCCTGTTACCCGCCTCCTCTGCCCCGGCGTCGTGCGTTATTGGGGCGTATGTCTGTTTTATCTCATTAAGGGCTTTGACCACCTCTTCTTTTGACATTTGATCAATAGTGCCGTGCCGAATCTCAGTTTTATTGACGTAGATATCGCCTTGCGCCTGACCACGCCGATACTCAGCTTGAACGGCTGCACTAAAAGCCCCGTTCTCTAATGCCGCATCCCGAATAACCTGGAGGTCCCGTAGGTGTCTTTGGTACTCAACACCATACTTTTCATCAAGTTCCTGCCGATATTCACGAATGGCTCTGCAAACGTGGGGATGGATACGCGGATTGGTAAGTTCTGATGCTCTAACGTGCGCGGACTTCTCGGGGTAACCCGCGTTGATCGCGGCCTCCCGCATGGTTATTTGCCCATCTTTAGATACAAGCTCTTTCACAAACAATTCCTGCCGCCTATTTAACTTCTTATCCGCCAGCGGGGGACGGTTTGTTTGC